GGAGCATATTTGATATACCGTCCCGTCACATCTTTCGGACGATCATATCCGAGCGGCGCCGGAGTCAGCAGTTTGCCGTCTTTGAAACGCTGTTGAAGTGACCAGTTCATAGCCTCACTCTTTTTGACGGACTCTTCTTGGGCAAACGTGGCGAGGAAGGACAGCATGAACTCTGTGTTCTCGGAAAGCGTATATAAATTGTCCGTTTCAAAAAAGACGCCTACTGGTGGGTTTAGGCCTTTCAGCATACGAATCAGAGAGATGCAGTCCACCAGGTTTCTTGCAAAACGGGACACACTCTTGGTGATGATGAGGTCATATTTGCCACGCTGGCACTCGGCAATCATCTCATTAAACTGATCGCGGTTTTTCAGAGATGTGCCGGATATTCCCTCATCGGCATAGATATGCTTCAAATCCCAATTGGGGTGATCCTCAACAAGCTGACGATAGTGCTGCTGCTGTAATTCAAAGGAGGATAGCTGCTCGTCATTGTCGGTGGAAACACGGCAATAGGCGCAGACCCGGTAGACATGACCTTCGCCATATAAATCTGCCTTGGGTTTCGCAGGAATGTATTTTTTATTGCTGTCATCGACCCGTTGATAGACCTGCCGAAGTTGTTCCCTTGATTGGAAGTTTGCCATAAGCCCGTCCTCTTAATTATTCTGTGATGCTTTCGGAATTTGCCAGTACCAGGCGCCATCCCTTTTGATGGACTTGATGCCCATCTGCTTTTTGGTACTCATTATGGTACGTTCACTGATGTTCTCCTTCATAAACAGGGTGCGAATTTCCGAAACTGCCACCGGCCCATCCGCAAGCATTACACGAAGGATATCTGCCGCTCGTGCTTGTTTCGTCATTTTTTCCTGCACTTCGTATGACACATCAGTACTCGGATATTTGTCTGGGTCAATATCTAACCACTCTAATTTTCGTGAGGAATCGATGGAAAAGAACAGGTCTCTTCCTTTGGGAGACAGACTGCTTTTCACATGGTGTACCACGGATATAGCATCGTCCTCCATATGCTCTACCTGTATCACGCTTCTTGCTGCGGCGACCAGGTCAATGCTCCCCAGACTTCTGTATAGTTCTTTGGAACTTTGCTTTTTGTTGAGGTGTCCAATTAAGACAACCGCGCAGTCATACATGGCAGCCCACAAGGAAAGCTGCCGTAGCACCTTCCGCATCCCAGAGGCACTTGCTATATCCGCTTCTCCGAGATATGCCTGGATTGGATCTATCACAAGTAATTTTGCATTAAAATCAGCTATAGCCCTACGGACGGAGTCATCGTTTAGGGTTACCCAATTTATCTCCTCGTCCAGGAAAGCCACATTTGCACAGTCGGCACCGGCAGCAATGAGGCGAGGTTTGATTGTGTCGCTCAAACCATCCTCGGAACATTGGTAAATAACGTGCATAGGCTTTTTTAGCTTTCTGCCATCCGGCGCAAAACTCCCATTTGACACGGCCGAAATAATACTCATCATTAATGTGGATTTGCCACACCCAGGGTCGCCTTGTATCAAGGTGATTTTCCCAAACGGAATGTATGGATACCACAGCCAGTCAACGGGGGTTTCTGTCACACTACTATACAGTTTCAATTGACCGCCACATAAATCAAGCATTGTTGAGTCCTTTCAGTTGAACCAGATTTCCAGAATACATCAGCATTGGAAGTTGTACATATATTTTAATTTGCATCGTTCCTCATTACCATAAACCACAGATTACACTTTCGGCATAGTGTATAGTGCCAGATTACAATGGGGCAAGAATGCAAAGTGCCGGGTGAGATTTTGCATTGTAGCCTTGCATACTTAACATATACAGCGTTGATATAATTCAACCTCAGAGGTAATATACGACCACCTTGGATGGCCATCCAAAGGAGGTATGAAAATGTTAGATTGTGAGAGCATTGGAGCCAGAGTTCGGCATCACAGAAAACAGAACGGCCTGTCCCAAGAACAACTTGCAGAACAGGCAGAAACAAGCAGAGTTTATATCAGCAACATTGAACGCGGAGAGTGCGCTCCGAGCCTTGAGATGATACTTAACATTGCGAATGCGTTAAACGTATCCGCAGATGATTTGCTTGCAGGAAACCTTCTGTCCTCGAATGCAATTGGCACAGAGGAAGAAATGGACATCCTTTTTGATTGTACCCAAGAGGAGTGCCGCATACTTTTAGAGAGTATGCGCTCGTTAAAGCACATACTCCGAGGCTATAAAATAACTAAATAAAACTGAGACGGCCACCAAGGCGCATCTGCACTCCAATGCTGGGGTGCTCTTTGCGTTAGGTTGCATAGCAAGAAAACCTCGCCACCTACAAAGGCAGCGAGGATTTCGTTTTTATACAGGTATCGTTATCTCCGTTCCGCTTTTGAAGCGAAAAACTATGCTTTTGTCACTGTGTACCGTTGCTGTTTCCAATAGGCCGATCCACAACCCTTCGTCCCAGGCATCAAGGACGAGGGGCTGATTTTCTATTGAGTCGATAAACACCCGCAGCTCCCGATCTCGTTGCAATCGGCGATCTCTCTCTTCTGTCACAACGTGCAATCTAGCCTTGGCTTTTTCATACCGTTTGACGAGCCTGTGTATTTCTTGGTGTACTCATCCTGTGGCTGTTCCGTGGCGGCGTTTTCTCTGACGCACTGACTGACCAGTTCGGCAACCACCTGGAGTTCTTCGTTCAGACTGTCGATCTCGCCATCCAGGGCTGTGCAATCGTTCACGAGAGTCCGCATCGTTTCGCAATCCCGTAGCAGTCGTTCACGAGAACCCATCAGCTGATTATAAGCTGAAAGGAACATCTGCTGTATGGTCTCCAGATCCAGAGTCGGTGTTTCACATTTGGCTTCACCTTTGAATTTGCTATTGCATCGCCAAATCACTCTGCGGTATGCGTCCGTGGAGTGCCACACCTTTTGACCGTAAAAGCCACCGCAGTCACCACAGATCAGCTTGCTAGCGAAGGCACTCGAACCGCTGTAGGAGCGTCCTAAATTCTGTCGGCGGACAATCTCATCCTGCACCGCATCAAAATCGGTGGCGGTAACAATAGCCGGATGGCTGTTCTCCACGTAATACTGCGGAACTTCACCCTCGTTGACCTTTTGCTTTTTCGTGAGGAAGTCTACCGTGAACTTTTTCTGAAGCAATGCGTCACCCTTGTACTTTTCATTCTGAAGGATGCTCATCACCGTAGTCTGGCTCCATTTCTTTTTACCGCTTGGGGTCGGTATGCAAAGTCCCTCAAGGTGCTTGCAAATGCCTGCCGCCGTTTTGCCTTGCAGGAAAAGGTGGTAAATCAGCAGTACAGTCTTTGCCTCTTCCTGGTTAATAATGGGTTGTCCGTTCTCTCCACGATCATACCCAAGAAAGCGTTTGAACGGCATGGTAACCTTTCCGTCAGCGAAGCGTTTCCGCTGTCCCCAGGTGACGTTCTCGGAAATGCTCCGGCTTTCCTCCTGGGCGAGGCTCGACATAATGGTGATCAGCAGTTCGCCTTTGCCGTCAAAGGTGTAGATGTTTTCTTTTTCAAAATAGACCTCTACAGCCTTGTCCTTCAGCTTTCGGACAGTGGTGAGGCTGTCCACCGTGTTACGAGCAAATCGGCTGACCGACTTGGTAACAATGAGGTCTATTTTGCCTGCGAGGGCATCAGCTACCATTTCATTGAAACCGTCACGGCGCTTTGTGTTAGTGCCAGAAATGCCCTCGTCCGTATAAACCTTTACGAACTCCCAATCGTCGCGCTTTTTGATGTAGTTTGTGTAGTAGTCGATCTGCGCTTCATAACTCGTGAACTGTTCATCGCTGTCGGTAGAAACACGAGCATAGGCAGCGACGCGCCGCTTTTGAATAGAAGCAGTCGGCAGTGCTGTGAATTTATCCCTTGTTGCTGGAATGACCGTTATCTGTCTTGCCATCGTCATTTACTCCTTTCTTGGCTCTTTGTCGTGCTTGCTCACGCATTTCGGTTGTCCATGATTCTGCCCTTGAGCGGTCTTTCCAAGTGCGGGTCAACACAGAACCGTCTTTCAGCCGAAAGTGCAGTGTGTTGTTGTCATCAGCGGTTATGCAGTCTACGGAGTCAATGCCTCCGGGAATTTCGACAACCAAGGCATCTAAGACGGTTTCCGGGATCTGTTTGGCGGCGCAGAACGACTTACCTTTTGTATTGAACGTGGCGCAAATCCAAACGATCTGTGTTTTTGTGGTTTTTCGGCGATAGTTTTTACCGCACTTGGCACAGATAATTTTTCCCGAGTACGGGTAATACTTTGTGATGGGAGTTTGCGAGGCATATCGTACAGCACGTCGCTCGATCTCTGCTTGTACTGCCATGAAGGTGTCCATATCAATAATCGCTTCATGAGTCCCTTCTGCGTGGTACTTTGGAAGCTGACCCCTATTGATGATGGTCTTCTTTGTGATGTGGTTCTCCCGAAAAGTCTTTTGCAGAATAAGGTTTCCGGTGTAGTTGTAGTTGCGGAGAATATCATGAATTGTGTTTGGATTCCAAACCTCGCTGTGGCGTGGCTTTATACCATCCTTGTCAAGATGTTTTCCGATAAGCAGCGTACCCGAACCTGCGAGATATTCTGCAAAAATCCGTTGAACGATTGCAGCCTCATCTGGAACTATTTCAAAGCGACCGTTAATCAGTCGGTAACCGAGAATGACTCCATTACAGGGTATTCCTTCTTCGAAGTTCTTTTTGATACGCCATTTTTGGTTCTCACTCGCGGATCGGCTTTCCTCTTGAGCATAGGATGCAAGGATGGTCAGCATCAATTCGCCATCACCGCTCATAGTGTGGATGTTCTGTTCCTCAAAATAAATATCCACCCCCAACGCTTTCAGCATACGGACGGTCTCAAGGAGCGTCACGGTGTTGCGGGCAAAGCGGGAGATGGACTTGGTAATGATCATATCAATTTTTCCTGCATGGCAGTCGGCAAGCAACCTTTGAAAATCTGGACGGTTTTCCTTGGTGCCTGTGATGGCTTCGTCGGCATACACACCGACAAACTGCCATCCGTCCTCTCGTTGGATCAGCGCATTATAATAGCTAACCTGTGCGGACAAGGATTGAAGCATTGCATCCTTGCCGGACGAAACACGAGCGTAGGCTGCCACCTTTTTCTTGCTTTCAAGCCTGGGCAGATAATTGATTTTTGTTACAGTCTTTGGCATCATACCACCTCCTTATCAGAACACATATTACCTCTAAAAGGGGTATTTATCCAGTCAATATCCCGATATATACTGCCGAAATTGATACCATATACCTCACACATTTTTGTCTCTATTATGGTGAATTCTTCGGCAGTTATCAGCCCTTTTTCCTGCATTATACGAGCCTGTGCAACAGCAGATTTGTAGCCCAATAGAGCATCGAAGGTCTTACTGTCCATCACGCACACCCCCATTTCTATAGCATTCCTGGGAGCAGTATTTTCGGTTAGCCCCGCCATAATCAGTGAAAGGCTTTCCGCACGTGGCACAGATGTGCGGAACTATTTTTGTGCTGACACGATCTCTGCGATGCTTATTCCACCAGGTCTGCTTGCAGTGATCGGAACAGAAAAGCCGAGGTCTCGCGCCGAGGGTGTTATTCAGTTCCGCACCGCAATTTTTGCAGACCTGCTTGCCTTTAGATGCTTCCGCAGCCATGCCGTTTCTTCGACAGAAGGTTTTGATGGTGTTGACAGGGATGCCCAAAGCATCCGATATTGCAGTATAGGTAATATTTTGCTGACGCATGGTTTTTATTTGATTTTTCTGTTCGTTTGTCATAGCAACCTCCGTTTCCGAGGTCTCCCTCAAGAGCTATTGGAGATGAGCTGCTATTTTGTCCGGGAAAATCAGAAATTCCCTGTAAAAACATCTCTCCAGCCTAAAGCAAGGGTTATCCTCACTCCCTTTTGGAGATGAGAGGTCTGTTTTGACGAACTTGGGCATAAAAAAAGTGGGCCTGTTGTAAAATCCAACAGACCCATAGAAGATTATAACTTTGTAGCGTAGTCGAGAGAAATCCACCCAGCGCCGCTTTTGAGTTTGCCCCATTTGGTAGCACCGGCACCGTCAGACTCTGCAACGATGGTGAACACGCCTGCACCGGTGAATTGACCGGTCTTGCCGTAGTTGGTACCGGGACCTTTGTGGATGTTCAGATTGGAGACGCGGATACGCACACGGTAAGGTTCAAAGATAGCTACCGGTTTCATTTCTACTTTGGTGGCAGAAGGAGTGTAGACCACATTGCCATCAGTGTCGAAAACAGAATAACCTTCATTATGATCAGCTTTATGCTGTGCACTTGCGAGAATGCGATAAGCACCCACCTGGGACTTGCTGTCCTTCCAATCCTTACGCACACGATAGTAACCCGTGGTCAGCTTTTCAGGATAGGTCACGGAGGGTCTTGCAGTTTCTTCCTCGGTGGTGTCCACCCCTGTAGCCAAGAGTACCTTCACCTCTGCACGGAAGGTATCCATGCTTTTTCCGTGCTTCGGAAACCAGTGCATCACATCACCGTGGTTGGATGCAACGCCCTGTTTGTAGCCTTCGGAGTGGCAGATGATGTTCTGCTCGGTCAGTCCGTACTCCTTGCAGAGATAGGCACAAAGCTGAACGGCCTCACGGTACACCTTCTGGAAGTAGGTGTAGTCCGTAAGACCGTCCTCGCAGATTTCAAATCCGATATGGGTGTTGTTTGCAGAACCACCGGCGTGCCAACCACGATGATCCCAAGGAAGCGTCTGATAGGTGGCGATAGTGCCATCAACCAGTTTGCCGATGAAGGCATGGACACAGACCTCACGGCCGCCGGGATGGTAGGTGTTCCAGTGATTGTTGTACTGGCTCTTGCCGAGCAGACCATCATCGGGTCCCACATAGCGCTTTAACCAGGGGTTATTTGCACCAGTGGAATGAACCATGATACCTTTGACCTTGATTTTCTTGCCCGCCTTATAGCAGGCATTTTCGGTGAGAATCAGCTTATGCAGATTCATCGTTGTCACCTCCGTTCCTATCGTGAAGCTGTTCCAGAACGTCCTTCAGCTTTTCGGGGATAGGCAATCCGAGGTGGGCGGAGTTCTCCAACAGGCTTACACCTTCATTGGAAAGGTAGAAGAAAATGACCGCAGTACGCAGCACACCCGCTTCACCAAGCACATAAACATCCACGATATTGCCGATGCCCACAAGTGTGAAAATCA